ACCCCACCAGAGATAGCATCTCCGGTCCGACAACCCCGAAGGCCTCGGGGTTGTTTCTTTTTACATATGAAATTGTCTATGAACAGGAATAGTATTGATTCCCATCAAAAAGTTTAGAATACTGGTAGATGATGTCACTTGCTTTTGATCTTTAAAATCATACATGTTGGTTTGTGGTCTACCGACGTTTGGATTCGCACTTCTGTGATTTTTATTTCTTTCTGTATTTTGATTCTTAGGATCTTCGCTTTCGTCGTACATTGTCTGTAATGTAGACGAAGCTGTAGTTTCTTCTTTCATTTTATAATTATTGGAAATAGCATCGGAAACTTTATTTTCGTAATTTGGTTGTATCGAATTTAAAGATGTACCATTGGCAGCCATTTCAGTGTTTATTCTGCCACTTGGAAGATTCCAATATTTTTCTACATTAATTTCAATTGGTGTTATCATTTCTGGTCTATTTTCTCCAACGAGTGCAAAAGTTGGAGAAGATATAATTGCACCTGTAGAGAAAGCAGGTATTATTGTTTTTGTATTATCCTTTTTATCCTTTAATAGTTTTGCTTTTTGTTTACTTATTAATCTATTTTTAAGTGATTTAAAGTTTAATTTTTCTTTCTTTTCTTTATTGAGATCAACTGCAACATAGGTTTCATTTTTGGTAAATTCATATGATTTAGAATCCAATTGCTCATCATTGAAATTTTTAATTTGTTGTAAATTATATGTTGCATTGAATAGTTGTTTGAGAATCATTTTTTCCTTTTCGTCAAAGGAATTAAATTCATCATCTGATATTTTTGGAACTTGATAATCAACCTCTTGTGATTTTTGCACTTGCATTTTTGGAACTTGATAATCAACCTCTTGTGATTTTTGCACTTGCATTTTTGGCAATTGATAATCAACCTCTTGTGATTTTCGCATTTCCAATTCTTTTAATTTAACTTTTGATGCAGAATTCTGGAAAGATCTTTTATCTTGTTTTTCTTTTATACTTGGTGTCTCAATATAATAATTACCAACATTTGTAGTAAAACTATAGGGTGTTTTGGTAATAAAAGACATTGGAATAGAAATAATAGATGATTTGTTCTTTTCGTATAACTTAACCATCTTTTCTCTAAGTATAACATTTTTTTCTTCTTTGATTAATTCTGATAACTTAGAAGAAAGTATATTATCAATCACTGTTTCATTTTTTTTTAAATTAACATTAACAGTCTTGTTATTGCTTTTGATGTTTATTGGATTTAATGATATGGGTGTTCTTGAATTTTGATTTATAGTAACATTTAAATTTACAGGATCATTGGGTGCTTGTAGAGGAGATTCAGATTCAATTTTTGGTATTACTGTTGTTGGAAATGATCGAAGTTCAACTTCATCCATTACCAGATCATTGGAGTTCATGTATGGAGAAAAAACACCCATCATTTTTTCTTTTAAACTTTCTAGATCTTTTTCTTTCATCTATTTCTCCTTAATGCGTTACTTGTCATTGTATCATTTTTTGCAGTTTTCAATTTTAAGTTCTCGTCTTCGATGTGTCGCCTCAGCATATCAAGATAAATGTCTCTTTCCCAAGGTATCATTTCTTGCATTTCTGACATGTTCTGTTTTAATATAATTGTTAATTTGAAATTTATATCAAAAACATTGTCTAATGAAATATGACTGAGGCTTATTCGAAAAAATCCTTTATTCCTTTCAGTAAAACCTTTCTAGTAACTCCGTCCGAAGTTTTATATTCTATTTCTTCTTCTATTCTGGGCATAGTTGCAAAGAACTCTATGATTTTATCAAATTGAGGTTTTGTCATTGAATCAACGAATGCTTTGACTTCTTCTTTTGAAAGACTATCGGTTTCTATCTTTTCCTCTTTTGTTTGTACAAACTTTATACAGTTTATTGCCATTTCATAGAAATCCATCAGACTTGCTGAATTTAAATTTTTCTCCAACAGAGTACTCAAGGATGGATATTTCATTCCAATTATTATGTCATTCGATATTTGTAATTCAGTTGTATGAGTTTTATCGGTCTTAACTTTTATGTTGTTTAGATTTATGACTAATTTAACCTTTTCCTTTGTATCTGGACATATTAAAATTGGATTTGCAATTTCCATTACAGATTTCGCTCTTAATTTTAAAAAGAGGTATTCTAAATCAAATAATGGTATTTTTGATGCATCCTTTATATCGGGAAAGCAAGATTCTATTATTTCCTTTATTGCCAATAAGACACTCTCTTCATCCCCGACTTCTTGCGCCATCAATAGTGTTTTTTCTTCTTTTACTAAAAATGGTCTATAGTAAATTTTCTTACCAGTTGACGGAATCGTTTCTGAATATTTTGGTAATGTGGTTTTTAACATATCAACAAGTGGCATTCAAATCTCCTTATATCATTGTATAATATCTAAAGCTAAAAACAACAACAAATGTTCCATAAGAATTTGCTTCGGCGGCCAAATTTGTGGTTGTTATTGTTGTTGGGTATGCATCATGTAGAGTGAATATTGCATTTGGGCCTTTATTATGTTCTGTATTCAAACATTGAATACCAATAGTTCCTGCAAACTTTTCATAAGGCATTGCTATGTCTGGATATTCTGATTGATTAACGTCGCTTGTTCCTGCTTGAGATGGAAATACGTCAGGAATGATGCCAAAAAGACTTCCAAATGAACTACTGGTAAGACCTGGAGTTCGACCTCCCCTTCCCTTTACAGTAATTACATTATCCATCCATTTTTCAAAATATCTTCGTTCTTCCCAGTCTTGCATTATAATGAATGACATTGCACATTCACCGTAGTCTCGTTTTGATGGTATTAGGTAGTCTGGACCCCAATAAGAAAATGGAGTAACATTGAATGCTCTAGCCGGAAGAGATATACTTTCTGGATAATATGTTTTAATTTCATCTACACCTCTAAATGAAAAAGAAACTTTATATCTACTTGGTATCTGGGGGCCACCATATTGTGCAATTTTAGCTCTATAGTCGGTTATGCTTTTAGCGGTTCTATCCATTAGAACAAATCCTCCTCAGTTATAATTTTAAACTTTATATTATTTTTTTCACAAAATTTCATAGCCGACTCCCATTTTGCCTTATTGACTTGATAAGTCAACGATTCATTTAATAGTGTTCTTTTATGTTTCTTTCCGATTACAGGTTCTAGTGTTTGTTTTTTTGGTTTGATTTCTACGATTTTAGTTTCAATAGATCCGTCTTTATTTCGTGTTTCTACTATAAAATCTGGTATGTAATTTTTAATTTTATTATCTATAGGAGAAACATATGGTATTTTGATACTTTCGAATGACCACCTTACAACATTCTTATTGGTGTCTAGGTATTTACAAAATTTCCTTTCCCAGAGAGAACGGCAACAAATTAAATTAATATCACCTACATATTTGGTGGGATTAGTTGGGATATATTTCGTCTTATATGCCATATAACTATCTATGAGGAGTTAAAATAAAAATGCCAATACAGGGAGATTATGTATATCCTAAAAATCCAGCATTGCAGAAACAAGTTCCATTGTGGCTGAAGTTCTATGCCCATGAATACACCAATAATTCTCTTCTACGAGCAAATAATTCTCCCCCCGGATCACCTCCGACATTTTCAACTCCCAGATTGGCATCCATATCCGTTCCCGCACCTACTGATCTTTCCACATATTCAAATGTTCACTATGCAACAGACAGAAAAGGAAACGATACACTAGCAGATCCAGTTAAAACTTTTTCAAACTGGGCAGGTACAGGGGCTCTTGTGGCCGCAGCTGCTGGTCAACCCGAAATTGCAGTTGGACTTGCTGCGGGGTGGGCTTTTAACGAACTAGTTCAATTTGCCGTGAGCGAAATGAATGATTTATTTTTGGGAAGTGTCCTACAGGATTTGGATTTATCTGATACAAAATTTATAGGAGTATCCAAGAGAGTCTTTACTTTTAGACTTTTAATGCCTGCTTTGAGTGAGGGTGATTCTGAAGCAGCATCCGATGTATGTGATGCATTTCAGGCATATCAATTACCAACTACACTTATATATCCATATGCATATAAAATGCGTCACCCTCCGCTTTGGAGAATTGGTATTGGGCCTGCAGATAGTTTAAAATATGACACATATTGGAACAATCAACCCCAATTGTGTCTATTATCTGCGGTCACAATAAATAAAACCGCGTTCAAGGGTGCATATGGTGTAGGAAGTCAAGGAAAAGTAAGGCCGCTTGCTCAATCTGTTACGCTGGAATTTGTAGAATTAGAACCAAACATGAGAAAGGCGAAGGCATATTCGAAGGAGATCGAATCACGATCCTCTTCTTTCTATTAAAATTTATAGGAAACAACAATGATATTTAAAAGATATCCTAAAATAAATTACACCTTTCAGAATGATAATACAATAGAGGTCGTTGATATATTCAGAAAGGTTTCATTTTCTCAATCGACACTTAATGAATATCAATTATATGACACATATATCATTTCTGGTGGAGACAAACCAGAGGATGTTTCAAGAAAAATATATGGAGATAGCATGTATTCTCCACTCATATTCATGGCAAATCAAATAATTAATCCCAATAAAGATTGGCCCACAGAATATACTAGTTTCAATACAGAATTATCAAATATCTATAGTGGAACTGCTCTCTATACTTACAACATGCAAAATGCACAAGTAAACGACATAGTGGTCAAGACAGATTCAACTGGTAGAAATTTAGATACTACTGTTTGGGGTAGAGTTGAATCGAATTATGATAAAATTTTAAGAAATACATTAATTTCAGCAGTCAGTGGTTCTTTTTCTGCTAATAATTATTTTATAATTCTTAGACCATCTGAAAATGGATTTTCTTTAGTGAGTAATACACCAGCAGGAAGAATTGCACGAGTAGAATCTGAATTAATTCTTCCTTATAGATTCTACGATCAAAATAAAAATATAGTAAATCCATACAGAATAATTAATAGATCAACCAATGAATTGACTACTTTAATTGCAGATAGCGACAGTGAGATAACCACAAATCTTCCGTATACGAATACCACAACTTTATATAATACTGTTTTATTTTTATACATAATTTCCTCTGCAATTTTAAGAAACGCTGGAATTACAGTAGAGACTAATCGAGATTTTGAAAACAAAAGAAACGATAAACTTTCTACAATAAAAATACCAAAAACACAGTTTATAAATACAATATATCGACTATACGATGAAGCAATTATTCTCGATAGGGTAGATAGAAGTGTGTTCATTGATGTGAGAGTTTAAAATATGCCGCAAATAACAGATAACCCAAATCAGTTCATATCCGCTCTTAGTTCTATCGCAATAGAAAAAGATGAAGAAATTTTTCATATAGTTTCAGCAGAAACCAGTGGTTCTGGTGAAAGTATGTTGAAGGTTTTGAGTTTTGAAGAAAATCTTTCCACTGGTTATATGACTGGTTATATTGAAGTTGTGGATAGAAATGACTGGGTAGGTCAAATGAATATCGTTGGTGGTGAGAAGATAATAATAAAGTTTGGTTATATCGATCTTCCAGTAAACCAAAGTCCAGTTGAATTGAAGTTCACAATTGTTTCCTCTAAAATTATAAATGATTTTGCAAATGTAAATGAATTAAGATATGGGGTTGCAGATAAGCATATTGTTTATAGAATGGAATTCATGTCTTCTGAATTTTTTGATAAAATATTCAGTACTTCATTTTTAAATCTAGATAAAGACTTTATTGGATATATTTCAATTGGTTCGGATGAGGAAGAACAATCTGGTTCAAATCAAAATAAAATACCAGGTCTTATAAATGAACTTTCCTTAAAATTAGGATTAAGTCCAGTAGAAATAGAAGGAACAAAAAATGGTATTTGGTTAAAGCATAAAGATATTAGCTATCCAACCGGAGTCAATCAGGGACAGATCGATATAATGTCTTTGATAAAGTTTGTGACAAACTATTCTGTTTCTAAAATAAACACAAATGCTGTTAATTTTTGTTTCTGGCAAGATAGAGACGGATGGCACTTTAAATCTATAGAAAAAATTCTACAGGAACAATCTGAAAATGAAAGTCCACCAACCTTCGATCTTAATACTGACGATCTCCAGGGTCCAGAACAAAAATTAAGCAGAGTAATTTCGGTATCCATCACAAATCAAAATGATTTACTTTCTCTAACAAATAGCAGAGCATTTTACTCTCACTACATCTCACAAAAACCAAATTATAATGATCCTTACTTTGATTTTATGAGTTCGATTGAAGGGTTTACCTATTCAATAGTAGATTACGATTATCATAGAGATTTTGCCAAAGTAAATCACGTTGAACAATATAAATTAATACCAGAAGATGTTGATACTGGATCAATTTTAAACAAAAAAAAGAAAATAACAAAACCCTCACGATTAGCAACGGATTCGGTTTGGGGATTTTACGAATTAAATACTTTAAATAATCCATTTGAAAGTGGAATACATTATTCTGCAGACAGAGGGTTTGGAGCAAAACCTGATAATCCAAAAATAGTTTGGTGGGATTATGTTGATAGAAAAGAAGATTCCAGATGGTCAAATATCGCATGGCAACCCCAATTTGATATCACCGAACTAGAAATTAAAAAACTTCATCTAATTCAAACTAAAATTAGAGAACCATTGGAAGATAAGAGAAAAGAATTTGTAAAAATGAAAAATCTTAAACGACGGTGGGAAGTATACCGTTGTGTGGTTTGCTGCTTCAATGGTTTTGATTATGGAATAAAGGATAAACAACAATTAGAGTCCTTGCAATCTATTGGATCTGCTTGTGGATTTACCGGAAATCTTGGTTGTATAAATCCAGCACAATTAGGAATTAGTGGTGATGTTTATAATTTTCTTTTTGGTGAGAATGGAATCTATAAAGGAAACGAAGAATATAGGGTTGTCGCGGCCGGTTCGTTTACTGATTTACTAGATTACGATAAAGAAAATGAGTGTATTCAACACGGATTAACTCTTTCTGTAAATTTAGATAGCCCAAACATCAAAACGCCAGCTGGGGTTTTAGATGGAGGAACTCCATCCTCATTCTTTAATCCCAATGTATGGTTAAAACAAACAATAGGTGAATTTTATAATTTAGATAGAAATATTACAAAGTATAAAAATAATGTATTACAAAGAGGCATCAATCAATACAATCAAGTAATACAAGATTTACAAGATAGAAAAACTTCTGCACAACAATTTATTGCCAATGTTTCATCGTATATTACACAAGCAGATCAATGGATTACTGATAGATTACTTCCATGTTGTTATCCATATCCGCGAGTTGGAGCTGGTCCGGCCGGTAGTACAACTCCAGGACCTCTAAATGGAGCCGGCGGAGGTGCCGGGGGTGGGGGAGGTGGATCTAGTAGTTCATTGCAAGCTTTCTCTGGAGTAGAGTGTTCAGATTGCGATAGTGCGTGTTGTGTAAATGGTTTTTGCTCTGAAGAGTGTGAACCGGAACAATCATTTATAGACAGCTGCTGCTTTGGGTGTCCTCCCGCCAGCTTTTGTCAGTGCTGGACATGCGACGGGGGAAAGTGCACATCGTACTACCGGGGCCTAGAACCTGGGTTTCCACCCAAATATTTGGATTGTAAGGATGGAGATTTTAGTGATCGGGTTTCTTGTGTATTGTCTTGTCAGGAAGATTCTTTGTGGTATGTCTGTCCTGGATCCGGTAGTTGTATAGCGCAGTCTTTTCCCTCTTCACAAGCACCATCATTTAAAAGTTTGGAGGACTGTCAACAATATTCACAATGTGGAATTGGAGAATGTACCTTTACTCATAAAGCGACACTTAATGCTGGCGGTGTTGAACTTCCATGTAAATGTCTCTGCGAGGAAGATCAAGCGGATTGGGAAAATATAATACAGGATCACATAACCTACTTTTTAGGAAATGCTACTATAAGATCCTACATATTCAATCAAAATCCAGATTGGGATGGTGCTAGTTATACAACTAATACAATACCTATAGGTCTTGGAGGATGTTATGGATGTGCTAATTTTGATAATTCTGGTGCATGCTGTGAGGATTGTCCAGATCCAGAACCTGGTGGAAATAATGTAAAGTGTGCATGTCTTGATGGGTACACTTATCAGGAATGTGCTGCTAGGGCTAATACTCTTGGAGATCCAAACAGAACAACCTTCTACAAAGGATTGTCCTGTTTTCAAATAAATTATTGTAAGGGTGGAACTGGATCCGTTCAACAAGATAATTATGATTTATGCGAAGAAGGAACCGGTCCATGTTTGCGCGAGGGGTGTACTGATACTCTTACGGGTAGTGTTTTTTCTCGGGAACCTTCTGCTTGTGTTGGATTCAACTATGTTGATGGACTAGGAAATGTCCCACTCATTACTCTCCCAGAAGGAATGTGTAGAAAATGCAATAATTTTGTTGAAACTAATGCAGACAAAGAATTTGATCAAATAAATTGCTGTAACTGCACTGCAAATGAAGCAAAAACATATTCACCTTTACCGGGTTGGGTCAAGACCTGCTCTGGTGAAAAATTTATGAAAAAATTGATTCAATATCTTGGATCAGAATCTAATTGGTATTTTAATTATAGATACACCCCCGGCGGCGGAAGTGCCTTCTCGGATGCAGATGATTATATTGGTCCAAATGATTATGGAGACAGACAAACTACATTGGATTGTATAGCAAATGGAGACTGTTATAATGTTCTATGCTTCAATCCTCTATATCTCGAAGTCGAAAAAAGAAGAGCAGAAGAAGAAATAAAAGTAATTGATGCTGAAATTAAATTACTAGAATATTCTAGAAATATATTTCAAACAAACTTTATAACAACATTCAATCAAAATTATGAGGAATGGTGGAACAGAAAATCTTTCTTCTATTCAAAGATTCCAGGAAAGAATGTGTTTACTGATCTATCTACTGGAATTCCAGGAAGCATTAAAAATGGTAGACTTACTCCAATATCTACTCCTAAATCACTTTATAATATCAAAACCATAAAGAGAAAACCAATAAGAGGAAGCAGATATGAACTTCTAGCAAGAAATAGAGGTGTAACTGGAGCAAATGTTGGAAGTTGGTTATACAATTTCTTCTTTGCAAATAGTTCGTCTGGTGGATCAAGACACCCATATTACACTCAAACCTACGACGCTAATTCATTTAAAACACAAAGAAAATTATACAGAAATTATCTTTACAATAATTCAAATCCATATAATGATTTTCCGTTTACTTCTCAATATAGCCCTGCAAATTGTGGAAACCTTTCTTCTTACTTTACAGAGAAATCTCATATAAGTCTACCAATAGATCAAGTTCTAGGGGGAAATCTTTTTTCCGTAGATCAATTGGCACCACAAACTCAATATGATTTAAACATAAATACAAACCCCTCAGATTATAGTACTGCATATGATATATTTTCAATAGGGGGTTCTTCTATTCCTCCAAATCTTAAAAATGAACAATTATCTTCTTATGTGAGAATAGAATTTGAATCTCCAATTGGATTAGAAAGTATTCAGGATTTCCCAGATTCATTTGTTAGAGATGCTGGAACTGAGTATTTCTTGCCGTATTTGGTATCGTTAACGCCAGGACCAACAGGAAGACAAACAGTAAGAAATAATATTGCAGTAATAGGACAAGATCCATATGGGTTTGATGTTGCGATTAAGAAAAGCAATGTAAGTGACGAAGAAACAGATAAGCAATGGGCCTGGTGGGACGATTATAGAAATTTAAATGATACATCATTATCAAACAACGGAATGGATCTTTGGCCAGAAGTCGGATTTGAAACCGCTTTCCCATATTATACCACAGATCCGAAGGGGTGGTGGTGGAATAATGGTTGGTATCATGGAGAAGGTGGTAAAGGTAATGATGCATTTAAGGAAAATGTTAATAATTACGATTGGTATACTAGATCTGCAGATGTAGATCCAGAATACAAAGAAAGCGCACATGGAAGTGGATATCTTCAGTATTCACATAAAAGAATAAAACCACATAGAAGTTGGTGGTCATTCCATATACCCAAGAATATCTTTATACCACAAGATCTATTTCATATTTTATCCGTAAAATTTGGAGAAATAGAAAACGGAGAAAACAGTGGAATTATTGGAGATCTAATGGGATATAAATGGAAAGATTATGTCTGGTGGTATGGGAGTGATCTTGACAGATGGTTGCGTTTGACACCAACTGGTAGAGCACAGTTAAGCGGTTTAAAAGTTTTAAGTGCGATCAGCGATGCAAATAGAAGCGATTATGCAAAAGTTCACGATTCGAATAACATTGGTGGGGCGGGTGCTGGGTGGTTCTACGAAACAACAATGAATTGGATGAAAGCAAACTTCTTGCTCTATAGACCGGGATTGGTTACAGAAGATGTATGGAAATATGATTTAAGTGGAGAGAGCGATTATGGTATGGTTTCGCCCCCAACCATGAAACCAAATTATGATCTTTTTGATAATAATTTCTCAGCTCAGTTTTTAGTCTTTACTAGAAAATCTAAGATTTGTGAAGGATTTGTATGTGCAAATCCAGAGGCACCAATAGGATATAGTGGATGCCCACAAAATGATCCTTATTGCAATTGTCCGTGTAAAGACAAAAAACCCAAAGAACCAGAACCAAGTTACATAGATCTTTTCTGCAAATGGCAAGAACTAAAGGAATGTGAATTAATCAAGACAGTTCTTGGGGAAGAGTATCTTGGATGTGTATGGAGTGATCCAGATGCTCCCTGTAGTTGTATTTGTCCGTGTCAGAATAGCAAGTTCAAAGAATATCTTGAATATAATAGAACATATTCAAATTTCTGGGATACACCATTGGCAACACCACTTAATAGAGTTGCACAAATGACACAAATGAGCGCACAACAAATGTCAATCATGGTTCCCTATACTTCTATACCAAAGGTTGGTATGTTGATTAAAACTAATCATTACGGTGCAATTAGTCCAAGTTTACCAAAACAAGAAAAAAATACACACGGAAAATGGTTAATTACCGCAATCAAACATCTATTCCACAAGGATAACAGTGCGTCGATGGTTTTAGTCCTGAACAGAGATACCGCAGAAAGACCACCCGAGTATATAACTCCTGGTTTGGAAGCGTTGTATAAAGAAATGGTTGAATATGGTTAAATCTGATCAAAAATACTATAAATAATTTCAACTATGCAATTAATAGGCAAAAATCTTCATTCAGATCTTCCATTCTTTCTTAGCAGGAATTTATTCACTGAGGATATAAATTTAAAGAAAGATGGAAGTGCTTTACAGCAATCAATAATCAATATCACTTTAACTAATCTTGGTGAGAGGCCATTCTTACCAGATTTTGGTGGATCGATTTATGATATGCTATTTGAAAATTTTGATCCTGTTAATCCAAACGATGATATTAATCTGTTAGGATATAAATATAGAATTAAAAATTCTTTAGACATGTATGAACCTAGAATTTTTTGCGAAGATATTGTTTTTAGCACAGAACCAACCGAACTAAGAACAGTATTAATTGATGTAATTTATAGAGAATCAAATAGTCCAGCATCAAAAACATTAAGAATATCATTAGAAAGGACCAGATAATTGGCAAAAGTAAAACCACCAGTTTTAGGTAGTTTGGACTATGAAGAAATAAAAACTAGTCTTATAAATTACTTAAAATCGCAAAATATAATCAAAGATTACAACTATGAGGGATCTGCAATAAGAACCCTAATAGATTTATTATCATATAATACATTTTACTATGCTTATTATATGAATATGGTTGCAAGTGAAATGTTTCTTGATTCTGCACAAAGAATAGAGTCCCTTATTTCTCTAACTAAACCCCTTGGTTATACTGTTTCTGGAAGAAGATCAGCAAGGGCAAAAATTTTAGTAACGGGTATAGATATTGGAGCAGCAGAATCTGCAACATTTCCCGAACACGAAACATTTTATGGAATAAATGAAGACGGATTACAATATACCTTTGTTAATTTAGAAACTAGTGTTATTCAGGATAGCGATACCCTATTGGAAGTAATTGAAGGAGAATTGGTTGTGGATTCATCTGCAATAAATTCCTTTGATTTCGATAAACAAAAATATTACATCAATAATGAAAATGTAGATATCTCTTCAATAAGAGCTAGAGTAAAACTAAGTAATCAAGAAGACTATACTACATGGAGATTAGTTGGAAATATAGGTTCAAATTTTCAGACAGAAGATAATATCTATTTCATAGAAAGACTTTCCTCTGGGGGATATGCAGTTCAGTTTGGATTCACTAATAGTTTGGGTAAATCGCTCGAAGAAGGCGATTTGTTAGAAATACGATATGTAATTTCATCTGGCTCTGCTGCAAATGGAATATATGCATTTACGGCAGGAGAACCAGTAGGATATACGCCAGGTAATTTAGATGTTGGAACATCTTGTGATGAATGTGATCCATCTAATGGCGGTCTAGATCAACCCGATATAGATCTAATTAAATTTGTTGCGCCAAAATGGTTCTCCTCACAGGGGAGAGCGGTCACCAAGAGAGACTATCAAGCATTAGTTTTAAATTCTAACCTTGTAAATGGAGAAGATGACTTTGTTATTTTTGGAGGAGAAGAAATATATCCACCAAGATACGGAAGAGTTTTCATATCATTAACAGGGTTGGAAGAAGCAAATATTTCAAAACTTTTAACTATTCTTAAAGAAAACTCAGTAATAACCATATTACCAGAGTATGTTCAACCAAAAACAGTAGATTATCGAGTAGAGATTGCCTTCAAACTTAAAAATCAATTTCTAACACCAAGTCAAAAACAAGACATCGAAAACGATATTAAGGATTATATACAAAGAAACTTTATAGAATATAACAAGTTCAATTTAGAATTATATGCGGATGAAGTATCTCAAAGTGTAAATTCCGCATATTCTGCTGATGCTATAATGTCATCTGAAGATTTTTCAATAAGCATGAGGGTGGTTGGAGAACCAAATCAGGAATTGATCATAAATTCATTTAATGAATTTGATATAGGTTTAAGTGAAAATATAAAAATAACATCAGATATTACAGACAGCATTGGCAGAAATTTTGCGTTATACTTAGTCACAACATATCAGACAGATTTGACTAAAATGATTAATTTAAAAGCATATTATACTCAAGGGGATTTGAATGGTATAGAAATACAAGGATCATTCGGTGAAATTGATATAAAACGAGGAATTTTAAGAATTGCTCCGGTGGCCACAAATACCTATACTGTAATTTTACCTCTTGCTAAAAAATACATTAATGCGGGAATAAATGTAAATAACATCTATCTAACAAAGGTTATGTCTAAGGCATGATTTCCCTAATACAAGCATCTCAAGATTTTCAATCACAAATTGACAATTTTTTTGATTTAGTCAATAGTGAAATTGATATAAACACTGATACTTGTAATACCGTATTTGATATATCAAAATATGTTCCATTGTGGGTAGTTTTTGAAAAGCAAAAAATGGAATCTGAGGGTCAAAATCCCGTTACTATATTTGATTTTTTGCAAAAATATTATGATTGGTTATATTGCGATGAGTCCGATGGTGCTCGTTATACTTTATCTCAAAACTTATTAGATTTAATAGACATAGAAAAAACTAAAGAAGTTTATTATAAATCCTTCATTTCAATATACTTGGATGGGTTTGATTCTAATTTACTAAAGATAAACGGTGGTCAAATAGAAACGGAATCATTCATTCAATTTGTTAAAGATGTAAGAAAAAATCTATATCAGAAGAAAACCACACTAGAATCGGTGAAATATTTTTTCAATAAACTATTTTCCATAAGTCCAGATGATATACAAATTTATTACCCAAAACAATTAGTTTTGCGTTTGAATGGTGGTAGATTCTATAATGATTCATTCAAATTTAAAGGTGGAACTGGATCATATGAATCAAGGAATGATCTAGCAGGATCATATTTAAATGGATCCAGAATGCAAGATTCGGATTGGATTCAGGATTTTTCATACTTAATGAAAGTCGGATTGACTGCGGACATATATCGTGACACATATCTGAACATGATGCACCCAGCAGGATTAAAAGTTGTTTTTGAAAAAACAATAACCGATTATCAAGGTCCTGGTGATGGAGATATAGTATTTACAGTATGCGAGTCACCCCTAATTGGAAATTATTTTCCATATGGTTTAACTACATCTTATACAACACAAATAGGAACTGGGCCCGATGGTGTCACTCCTTTATATGGTTTAACTGCTTGTGTCGGTTGCGCTGATCCGTATGATAAAGAGTTTGAAATGCCAACACATGTGTATCCTAATTGGACAGGCGAAATAACAGCAAGTAGATTTTTTGATATAAATATCACGGACATGTTCCAGTTATGCTATGTGCAGGGGTTCACCAGTCCAAATTACGGTTTAACATGCGGCGGATGCCCATAATAGGAGTTTAAATGTCAGATGCTAAAAACTATGTAAAATCATATGGTAAAGATAATATCCAATATCTTTTACTTGGTACAACCGATTCTACATTAAATTCCAATTCACCGAAACTTTTTCAAAGTGCATGGAAAGATGCTCATCTCTCCGTTAAAGTAACAAAAAATGATGTAATTGGTGTTGTTCCAAATATATCTTGGAATAGAAGTTCGTATTATTCATACTGGAGAACAAATTTAGATACAAGCACCAATTATTATGTTTATGTTCCTCAAACTAGATTAATATATCTTTGCATATCCAATAATCCAAATAATAGAATAGATGAAGATGGAGATTATGTTTCAACTATAACTCCAACTCATAGTTACGGTAAGAGAACATATGAAGATGGATATACTTGGTTGCCAGTATTCAGAGTTAATAGTGATATTTTTAAATATTTAAGTAATGATTGGATTCCAATCGTCAGTTTTGATTTTCTGGATATCGAAGGAAATCAAGTAAATCAATATAGAAGAGCATTTAATTTCTGTTCTGATTATGGCACTGGTGTTTCTGGTAATTGTGGTATTTATTTTAATGAAGATACACAGTTAGCCATTTCCGACAATTCTTATGTAGAGTATTCCAAAGGAGATTTGTTTACAACAATACCCGGCATCTCTTGTTCGAATTGTTTTCATTTGTTTGATGGAAAAAACGACAAATACACATCCGTATTTTTTGGTTCAGATTCTGCAGATCTATCGATTTCAATTAAAACAAAATTGGAAGAGGTAGAAGATTTAATACAAACTAGTCAATTATCACCAAACTCGTCGTTTTACAGTTTATATGATCTATATGAAAATAATCAAATATTAGATGGTGCTATAATATCTGCATTCATAGATCTTGAAGGGTTATCTGAATCTGATTTAATTAGCACTGTAGAAAATCCATCTTTGATTGTTAATTCAGTAACAGGTGAAGACGCATCTATAAGACTCAAAACATACATAAATCTTTCTGGAAATTATGAAATAAATGGAATTGAAGTTTTAGATGGTGGTAGTGGATATAAAGATGTATTGATGGATATTAACCAATCTTATTTAAGTGGAATATCATCAAGTACACTTATGTCTAGAATAATAGTCAATACTGATCTAAATGATTATATCGGATTTGATCCATACACAACTTTAAATTGTTCAAATATTCTAACAAACGTAACAGTATATACTAGAGAGTTGGCGGATGAAGGAGTATTCATTCCTAATGAAATAAATTTCTATTCATTAATAGAAAATCCAATTCAAATTACTGGATCTTATGAATTTAAAGCATCAAAATCAACTTCTACTCCCTATACAAAAGAAATTAAGCCAATGTATACTGAATTTGCAGCATCTACTACTATTTCTGGCGGAGATAGAACTAATTTAGAAGATAAAACGAAGTGGTCAAATTATGGAACATATGCAACAGATAGTGGTGGCAAGAAACAAGATGTAAAGATAATTCAAGTTAGAGATCAATCCTCTAGAACCAGAATTAAAGTTGTAGGAGATTTTAAAGATGATGCATCTTCTATCAATATGCTAACGGTGAATGGTATCAATTATGTAATTGATTCCGTTATCACAAAACCAACACATATACAGCAGTTTTCAGGCAATCAATTGAAGGCAAATGTCTTTACAACCAGATCCATTCAATCAGATGATAATTCTACAAATGTTGCAAGTACATTTAGAATAATAACCCCAAAAGGATAATACATGACCATTAATGCGAATAGTTTTCCTCTTTCCATTTCACCCTATAAAAGTAGAATTTCTGGTTTATTGTTTCCGGGTTTGGCCGGGGATGCTGCAAAAAATTATCCATATGTAGCGTTTAAACCTGGATTTCCTTTGCAAGCATCGGAATTGAATGAAGTACAAGAGATGTTAATGACACAAACAAATTTAAATACTACATTTCTTGCAAGATTTTTTTCCCAAAATAACGAGGAACCAACATCGGAAAATTCTAATGCAGCTTACACTCTATACGGAAATGGTTATCTAGGTGAAGCTCCCGGATTTACAATTGTTTCCGGTTCATCAATCACATTAACATTAGAAATCGGTTGGATTTGTGTTGTGCTTGATGGCATGCGCTATTGGATCTATAATGAATTTAGAAGAGCAGTGACACTTTCCAGAGATGATTTTGCAAGTTCCTCCGTAAAATATTTAAAACTAAATCCAGAATTACTCTATATACCATGTTCCTCAGATTCATCAAACGAGGGTTGGATTTTAAATGATAATTCAGATTCAACTTTTGAATCAGGAACTTGTGGTGCAAATAGAATAAGAGTAAGACTATCCGATACCCCCATAACTGTGGTAAATTCAGCTCAGAATAATTGTGTGTTAAAATTAGATTCTTCTTCTAATGGTTCATTTCTTGATATCGAAATAACAGATCTTTCTGTTAACAGATTATTAGATACAACATATCAGATCTAAAATGCCAATATCTTTATCGGATAATCCTCTATTAACACAAAACTCATATCCATTGAGTCCTTGGCCTCTTTATGGAAGAAAATATGAATCTCTGAATAGTAGGCACAATTTTTTTATGCAAGGATTTAAACCTGGAATTCCATTGCAAGCAGCAGAATTAAATGAAATTCAGGAACATCATTATTTAAATCAATCTTTAAGTTTGAATTTTTTTACACAATGGAGAGTATATAAGGGAGAAGATGAAGCCACTATTCAGGAGTTGACTGGAGATTCTTTGAGGTTTTTAGAATTTCCTAACATAAATTATCATGCTTACCCTTTATTCAAAAATAATCAAATAGACATTTCTGTTAGTTCGGACAATGTCACACTCATATTAAGTCCCGGATGGTATGTTTTTCCTATAAATTCAGTTGCTCATTGGGTTTGTTTATTTGAAAGTAAATTTGTTTCTGGACTAGTTTTTTCCGGAGAGGAAAGAACCTTTTATTTAAAAATTGATTACAGACTAGAGGAATGTTCAGAAAACCAATCAGATATTGGTTATTTCTTTAACGATAGATCAAATAGAACTATAAATCCAATAACAAATGGTGCAGATAGAATAGAGGTCGAAATAACCTCAGTAGAAAATGAACAAATGGATAATACCATTGCTCTTTGTACAGTGGAACATAGCGAAAACAACTTTTATTTAAGATCTATGAATAATTATCTCATGCAAACAGTAACAATAGAATAAAGGCATAAATAAAGATTGAGGACAATAAATGGCAATTACTAGAGACACAATAATTGGGGATTTGGGAGGAACTGCTAGTTTCTTTGATTGGTGGACTAAAGAAAATACAGAGATCATCGAAAAACTAAATCTCCTAAAGGTATTCGGATTATCTGCCGGATCTGGTATTGGCGTTACGAGTAATTCAACAACCGGAGTATGGACTATTAGTTTCGGTGGATCGGGCCCAATAACCACTGATATTACATTTTCTGGTAAAATTAATTTTGATGGACCAACAATCCTACCAAATGTTTCATATAAGATAACAGGGGTAACATCAGGAACCCCCGGATTTACATTCGGAACTCCAGTTTATTATGATTCCGCCGTTGGTTATACTGCATCAAAAGCAAATAGTCAACAGGGCGGTGAAATGATTGGACTAATCACCCAAAGAACAGAATCCTATTCTACCGTAACAGTTACTGGTAAAATTGATGGGGATTTTCAGGATGTGCTCGGCGGTGGTGGGGCTACTCTAAGTGCTGGGTGTGTATATTTCATTAGCGATTCCAGTACTGGTCGAATAACAACAACCGAACCAACAACTAGTGGAAGCGTATCTAAACCTGCACTATATGCAATCGGTGCAACCTCCGGTGTCGTCTTAAGCTATAGAGGAAATTATTTAGATTCTTCCGGTATAAGTGGAGCATCTGGTGGTAATAGATTCTACATCTCCATTCCAACAGCAAGTAATCCAGGATTTATAATGAATAGTGTAGTTTCATATAATCCTTCAGTAAATTCGTCTTCACTGGACTCATATCTTTCCACTAGAGGCGGCAGACCAGCTTCATATTCTGGATGGTTTTTAAGTAGGGCATATAATTCAGGTGATGGACCTGATACTGTATTCAATGGAGCAGAAGAAGATTATGTCGTTGGAATCGTTGCAGATGTTATAAGTAGTGGTGGGGATGATATCTTTTGGATTGTTACACATGGTGATGTGGGAGAAACTTTAGGTGGTGTTGGTGTATACCAACTTTCCAATACTTGGAATTATACTGCTTCTCCATCATCTGGTCAAATTTTTAAATCTGATGCTACAAATGCTCCTGGAAAAATAATAGCATTCCAGTATGAAGCAAATAAATACACAGTAATTAATAGTCATAGAAAAGGATCAAGCACCAGTACAGCAAGTGTTGCGGCCGCTTCTTCTGGAAATACAGACGAAAAGATAAGTTTACAGAATGTATTATTGAATGGTGATTTTTCTATATGGCAAAGAGATGTTGGAAAAAACAGCGGATATACTGGAACCGAAGATATAGTTTTTGCAGACATGTGGAGAAGAGTAGATGGAATAACTTCATCTGCAACAAAGTATTTCTCTCTTGAAAGAAAAAGATTTTCAGATTCATCGGTTTCCATTGAAGGGTCGCCCGACTATTATCTTGAAGCAAAGGCATTTGGTTTAACATATTCAACACTAGATACTAATCGCCTAACATTTGGTCATGTAATACCAAATGCAAAATCTCTATTTAATAGTGATGTTACTTTTAGTTTTTATGCAAAATCAGAAACAAATGGATATAAGATAAAACCGTATTATATAAGATACAATAATTCTGTTTCACTTGATTATTATAGTTTTGAGGAAATATTTTTAACTACAGCATGGGCAAGACACGATGTCCATATGACTATTTTCTCGAATGCAGGAATAACACCAAGAGAAGATGATTATCTAGAAATTGGTTTTGATTTCTTCCCAATAACAGAATCAGTTGTTGCTGCTGGTGCATCTACTGATTTGAATGCAAAGATTAGCATTGCTTCAGTCTGTCTGTTAAATGGTCAGCCCGCACTTGGCAATTTTAATCATAATCACGGAAACATTCAAAGCAGACTATTAGAGTGTCAAAAATATTATTATAGATCCTATCCATTGGACAACGAAGATGGTGATAGTACTATGATTACTCCACAAATTCCAGAATATGGAGTTCCTAATCATTTAATGTTGCCTACTCAATTCTGTAATTATTATTCTTGGCCGACAAAGATGAGAACCACTCCAACCGTTTCAGTTTATTCTCCATCTAGCGGAACTGCTGGTGCATTCAATGAAACCGCAGGAAGAGACTGCAAGAATAGTGGAGGAACTGTTGGGTATAATGGATCAAATAGACTGGTGAAAGCAGGATTTCCAGTTATAAGTACTAGTGCATCTCCAACAGGAATTAAGATATGTGCAGAGCAAGGTATAGTTTTATATGACCGTATTTTCTACCATATAGTAGCAGATGCAGATTTCCCACTACCAGATTAATCAAGAGGTAAAAAATGCCAAGTTGCGGTAATAGTTCAAATATTCTTTCAACAAATAATAATATAACCATAACATCCGGGGGTGCTGGTTCTAGATTGATATGCAATTTGACTAGTGGTTCATATGAACCTGGAATAACCGCAGGAGATGCAATATATTATAATGTTGCGGGAGCTTCATATTATAAATCACAAGCAGATGATCAAGTTCGTGCTGAAGTCTTTGGAGTAGTTGAAACTTACAATTCAGATGGTAGTTTGAGTGTTGTAATTTCCGGATCCATCGCTCTAGATAATGCAGTTTTAGCAGATTCAGGATTAAATGGTCTTTCTGGTGGAAAGGATATTTACTTTTTAAGTGGACTAACCGCTGGTAAATTAGTAGATGTTGCACCAACAGAAGTGGGACATATTGTAAAACCAGTATATCAGAAATCCCCACACGGATCATATAGCGGAATAGTGCAAAATTATATTGGATATGTAATAGGTTCAGATACAGTTGCAACCGTTGCAGATAATTTAACTGGAAATATAGGAACTTTAATTCTGGTTCCAAACGGATATGATGCTCCAAATAATTATTCTAAATGCGACGGACAAACTATAGTAACTGTTTCTGATAATCAAGAATTCTTAAATAAATTCGATTTAACATTACCGTATATCATGAAAGTAATTCCATATAGTGCTTCTGGTTCAACAAAAACACCAGATAGAAAATGGATCGGTTCAAAAATTGCTGCAGACTCAAGAGCATTTGCTGCTACACCGGATAGAGCAACCTATAAATTCCCAACTGTTACATGTTATGATGCAGACTCCACATATTACTATTTCAAAGTAACTCCACCAACATATTCATATAATGGATCAAAACCAGCTTCAAAAGTAAATACATCAGAACACATTCTTTCGAATGCATCAAGTAAACCGGCAGCTGGATTTTCTCATAACTGGTTCTTTTTTGATGGTTTAGATAGCACTGAAAGATTTGGTGGTTATTTTTATGTAAACACTAGTTTTGCTTTACATGGATTGGTTACTCCTAAAATATCATTCACAAATAATGTATTTTCTTATGGATCAGAGAAAGCTCAATCGTTTTCTTCTTCGGCCCAAGAAGCCAGTCCGATACAAGTTTACATGAAAATAAAGGGAGAAAGTTCTACCTCAATATATGTTCCAGATGAATTATCTGTAGATAGAATAAATGCAGACACTTTATATCTTTCAGATCAAAGTCTAAATACATGGAAAACATCAGTAGATGCAGACATAGCAGCAATTAAAGCAATTCTTAGAATAACATAAGGTTAAATATATGCCATCATCCAATCCAGGAAGTAGTAGATTACTTCTAACAAAAATATACAGGGTGGTTGGTTTTACTGGTCCTCGGGGTCCAACTGGTAATACAGGCAATACTGGTAATACTGGTAATACTGGTTATGGAGCTACCGGGAATACCGGACCAAGTCTAGAAGACATTCGGTATATAAATCAAAGAATAGTAAATTTCTATGATACTGGGGAATCTTTCCAGACTTCAGATGTCATACTAGGTCCAACTGGTTATTATATGGTTGGAATATCTGGTAATGATTTGGGTTCTAACCCAAATATTTTTAGATTAAGTGGTGAGTTTCTTTATTCCGATCCACAAACAACAGATAGTGCAGAATATAGAAAAATAGTTTATCTTAGAAACATTTCAACTACAACTCCAAATGAGATACAATTTGAATATAAAGATGATGGAGAAATTGAACTAACTTATAACTTAATTGATATATCCTCTCTGAGAGTAAGTGGATCTCCAAATAAATTAGTATACAATCAACCAGGAAACACACAAACTGGTATAGATGGAACTTCATATGATTCTAGCAAGAATTCTATTTTTGGAGTTTTTGCAAATCTAGGAGATAAATTAAGAGTTAAAAATGGAACAACGGATAATCCAGTAAGATATCAATATTGGAATTGTAATATCAATACCGAAGGCAATTCGTTTTTTCTCTCGCCCTCTCCTACAAATTTAAGTAATGTTCGATTCAATAAATTAATTTTAACAACACCACAAAATCCATCATACGCACATAGCATAACAGTTGTGTTTGCTCCAAATTCTAAGTCTAGTTTACCGATGTTTTTTGAATATTCCACAAATGCATCAATACAACCAAGTGATACTGAAAATCTTTCTCCCGTAGTTTGGCCACTCGGAGATGTTCCATGTTTAAGTGGCAATTATGATATATTTAACTTTATATCTGTAGGTGGTGTTTGGTATGGTTATGTGGCTGGTTATAATATAACAAATTCTTCTAATATACGGACATATGACAACGAAGACGATGTTTCGACCATATATGGTTGTCATGGAGGTTCAAGTGGATTTAAATCTAGATCTACTATGTTGGGCTTACTAAATACACAATCTTCGTGTGGTTATACATTCGGCACTTGCTGTAATAGTACATGTGGATTTACATTAACTGATATTTATGGTTGCACTGGATATTTCTTTCCCGGTATAACAAATGGAGTAACATTTTGTTCTTCTGAAGGAGCATGTTGTCTTTTCACTAAAGAAGGATTACCACTAAAATGTGAAGAACTAACATATTGTGAGTGTTCGGATATTGCTTCAAATTCAAATTTAAATTTCAGTTGGAATGTATTTGGTGGTATTAAAAATAGTTGTAGAGATTTTGATTGTACTTTGTCATATGGAAAATTGGGAGCATGCTGTGATGGTTCTGGGTTGTGTGTTGAAACTACAAAAGAAAATTGCAATGGTTATTGGCACGGGCCTGGTGTAAAGTGTACGAATAAAGACAATCTAAATGTTTGCTATAATGGTTATGGGGCATGTTGTGATTCTGGTATCACCTGTGAAAATGGTATAACAGGATCAACATGCTTTGAGCAAAATAAAACTTATTTTGGAGATCAATCATCATGTAACTGTGTAGATTGTTCAGTTGAAACCATACCATGTTATAGCGTTGTTCCGAATCAAACTTTAAAAATCGGAGATGTTTTTGAAAATGGAATAGTTGTTGGAATATTCAATCCAAATGGTTCTGAATGTTTTGGAAATGCTGCATTTGGAGAAAATTCCACAACAGTGTCGGGAATACTAAACAAAAAAACCATTTCTCAAAAACCGATAAAATATAAAACAACATATGATTATTCTGGATATGGTCATGAGTTGTCCTCTACATGTGAAAATAATTCCGATTCTTATATAATGTTAATGTCTCTACATCCAATTACACTAGATGAAAACAATGAAATAGTTGATTACACCGGAGAGTCAACAGATAAAACTACTTTCATTTGGAGCAATGGTTCAAACGCTTGGGGACCTATAATTAGTCCGATTAATTATGCAGTTAATATTTCTTCATACGATTCAAATCTAGAAGGATATTTGTTTAATAGATCTATTAGCAATTCTCAAAGTAATTTACCATATCTTTCTTTCCCTATGTGTGGGATGATACGAAAGACAAATAATCCAGACGATTGGTTAGTTAATAATCCAAATACATCTTTTAATGGTAAATGGTATAGAAACTATGGATTTATGAATACAATGAGACTTTTAAACTCTGAGTATTTTTACTTTAAAGGTCTTTCTGCGGAGGGAATAGATTCTTCAGATTATACACCAGTAGAAGATGAAACCGAAATAACAATAGCAAGAGCCGTTTCTCTATATAATTTAAAATACCCAAGCGAAACGAGTATGGTTTCTGATTGGTTTATACCAAGTCACGACGAATTAGCATTTATAGCCAATTCGTGCATAAAGGAAGATTCTGATGAAAACATTAATGTTAAATTGATGTTATCTTCTGGAACACCACTTTACGATTGGTATTGGTCGTCTACTGGATCATTTGGTTCGACTGATTCACCAACAATAAACGGAAATAAAGAGTTAACTCAAGGCTCTGTTGCATGGGCAATCAAATTTGATTCTGATGGAAATCAAGATAATTTCATGGTAAAGAAAAGAAATAGAATTACCGAAAAATGTAATTTACGATTAATCAGAATGATTCGTTGTGATGCACAATATAATACTAAATATTGGAGACTTTTAAAATTAAACGAAAAGGATATTCAAAGTAACACATGATATACTACGGTAATTCTGTAATTTACATACCAGGCACAGGTGGTACGGGAGGATTTACCGGACCAACTGGTGCTACTGGTATAACTGGGGCTACAGGTGCTACTGGTTTTGGAATTACCGGAAATACAGGAAATACTGGTTATGGAATAACTGGTGCTACCATAGGCGGTTATGGTGTTGCGGTGTTTTATATTGGTGGCACAGGTAATGCGTCTATTACTATAACTGGTCCATCTGCAGTAGAAGAGGGAAATGAATTTGCGGTAGTAAAGGGAAATACAGGTCCAATGATTGAATCTAATTATGTTTCCCCTATTTTTTCAACCGTCGATAGTCCATTTTATGCAGAAAATTATTTACAAGTAACAGACGATGATACTATAAAAATAAGAAAAATATCATTTAACGGTCCACTGGGCAGTATAGCCGGCGTTTCTAGTGATTTTAATTCTATTTTTGTTGCTGGTAAAAATTTCTCAACAAATACATTTCCTCTAGGAAATACAGGGGAATTGCTTTATATATTTGCATCAAATGCAGCTAGAGGAGCATCTTACACATATTGGAACAATGGGTTAAAACGATTAAATGCAATCATAGCATCGCAGGCAGATTGGAATGATGATACTCAAAATTTTAATTATAGATCTTCATTCGATAGTGCTCCATTCTCACAAAATATTTCAGGTGTTACTAATGGAACTGCATTTATTCAAGAAACACCTCTTACTGATACTATAAACGGAATTAATGTCCCAGGATCACCATCTACTTCGGATATTTACTATTGGGACTATAATGATGGCGATAACTATATCGAGAGCAAGATAAGTACATACACAACTTCAAATCGATTATACTTAGGCACAACGGGTACTGTTTCTTTAGATTTTAGATTTCCCTCTACTAGTTGGGATATCATAGACAATACAACTGCAGAAAATGCATTTACAATTGATACCCAGGGAGATAAAATTCCACTAAGATCTACCACTCTTTCAACTGTTGTAGATTTTGATGAAATTGGATCGTGTTGCGTTTGTCAATCGGATTTAGACGAAACGCAATGTATAGATTATATGAATAGACACTACTGCACATCTATTGGTGGAGTATTTAGCAGTAGAACATCATGTGTGGAAAGAATTGGAACTGGT